TGTATCAACCTATTACACACAAACAAACTAAGGAGTCCAAGTGTCTACCACAGTAATCACGGGCAGAGATGTTACCTTCACTATCGGTGGTAACACTTTTGATGCTCAAGCAACAAGTGCAACATTAGTTGGCGAAGTAAACCGCCAAACATACGAAACATTAGATGGCAAGGCTTACAAAGTCATCGATAACAATTTCACATTCAATGTTGAAATGTTAGCCGATTGGGGCGCAACTGGATCACTATGCGAGATCCTATGGGGCGTTACTGAGTCAGCACCAAACACAGGAATTAGCACAGTAATGACAACTGCAACTGGAGCAACATTTACTTTCCAAGTGCTACCATCATGGCCATCAGCTGGTGGAACTGCACCAGATGCACAAACAGTTTCTCTAGCACTTCAAGTAATTGGCGTGCCAGCAGAATCATTTAGCTAAGAAATAGAAACGGGAGCAAAAAATGAAGTTACCAATTACAATTGAATATAGCTCAGGCGAGCAAGCAACTTATGTAGCCCAACCGCCTGAGTGGCAAAAGTGGGAACAAAAAACTGGAAACATTATTGGTCAGGCTCAAGACAAGATGGGCATTTCTGATTTAATGTTTTTGGCATACCATGCACACAAAAGAGAAGCTGCTGGTAAAGCAGTCAAACCTTATGAAGCTTGGTGTGAAACAGTAACCGATGTGCAAGTCGGTGATGCAAACCCAAAAGCCACAGAGAAGGAAGCCTAAGTCGATTATTGGTTCAGTTGGCAATAGCCACACAGATCCCAATGAGTGAATGGGTTGATGCAGACGACATATACACCGCGATAGAGATTTTGGAGCAAAAAAATGGCAGTTAGCACCACACCATCAATTGCTTACGATCAACGCGAGTTAAATAAGATCGCTAGAGTTTTAAGAACTATGAGCGAGGAAGCAATCGCTGATACCAAGCGTAAAGTGCAAGAATTGGCTGACAGAGAATTGCAAGAGATTAGGCGTATTGCAGCATCTCGTGGCGTGCAAGCACAAAGAGTTGCCGAAGGCGGTAAAGTAAAAAAATCATCTTTACTTGGTGAGATCCAATTTGGTTTTGCAAGTCAAAAATTTTCTGGTGGAGCAACAACACAATTTAATAGTCGTAGCGATGCTAAAGGTAATCGTAAAGGTATTGGTGCAGCTATTGAATTTGGATCTGGTAGATACCCACAATTTCCAAGATGGTCAGGGCCAATGCCTAAAGGGCCAGGATCTAGAGGTTGGTTTATTTATCCAACTATTAGACATTTGCAACCAACTATAATTAAAGAGTTTGAGGAAATTATTTTAACTGCGAGAAAAGAGTGGGCAGATGGCAAGTAGAACTTTAACCCTCGCGTTAGCTGCTGATATTGATAATCTTAAAAAGGGATTAAGCGATGCAGAAAAATCAGTCAAAAACTCTCAAGATACTATTTCAGATTTTGGTAAAAAGGCTGCGTTAGCATTTGCTGCTGCCGGAGCTGCTGCTGGAGCATTTGCAATATCAGCTGTCAAAGCTGCTGCTGAGGATGAGAAATCAAGAAAATCATTAGAGCAAACAATTAGGGCTAATACTCGCGCTACTGATGAGCAGATAAAGTCGATTGATATTTTTATAACTAGACAATCAATTGCAACTGCAACTACCGATGATGTTTTAAGACCTGCGCTATCTCGCCTAGTTAGATCAACACAGGATGTTACTAAAGCGCAAGAGTTATTAAGCCTTGCTCAAGAAATCAGCGTTGCTACAGGCAAGCCATTAGAAGCCGTTACAAACGCGCTAGGTAAGGCCTATGACGGGTCAAATACAGCTTTAGGTAAGTTGGGTCTAGGTATAGATGCAGCGACCCTTAAAACCAAAACATTTGACCAAATTACAAATGAATTAAAAGGAACTTACAATGGCTTTATTGCCAACGAAGCAACCAATGCTGAGTTTAAGTTTAGACAATTAACGATTGCCTTAGATGAAAGTAGAGAAAAAATAGGAGAAGCTTTATTGCCTATATTTGTAAAGTTTGCTGATTATTTATTGCAAACTGTTGTTCCTAATGTTCAAGCATTCGTTGCTGCATTAACTGGAGATAATTCTGTTACATCTGGAATTACAAAAGCAACCGAAGGCGCATTTAAGTTTGGTGAACAGATCAGATCAACTATAGGTTTTGTTGTAAGTATTAAAGATGAGTTATTTGCATTAGGTGCAATTATTACTGGAGTGTTTGTTGCATCTAAAGTTGTTGCATTTGTTACTGCAATTGGCACATTAATTACAGCTATGAAAACACTTAGAACAGCAGCAGCCGGAGCAGGTGTTGCAACTGCATTTGCTACCGGTGGAGCATCTGTTGGAACAGCAGCAGCAGCTTTAGCAGCTGTGGCAGTTACTTATGGTTTATCTAAATTTGCAGCTGGTGGGGATGATGAAACTGGCGGTTTTGGTGGCGGCGGATTTGGTCAATTAAGTGGTTTAACTGCTGGTGGAATTGGCGGTGCTACTGGGGGCGCAGGTGGTGGAGCAATTGGTGGCGCAGCAGGTGCAACAAGCCTAAAGGATCTAGCAGATAAATTAGTAAGAGTTCAAGATCAATTTGCAGATCTGACATTCCAAGTTGCCACAGGTGGAATATCTAAGTCAGCTGCTCAAAAGCAATTTGATGTGCTTCAAGCACAATTTAGAGTATTGGAAAAGCAAGGTGAAACTCTTGCTAAGAATCCAACTATTATAAACAACATTTCAATCAGCGCAATTGATCCAGAGGGTGCTGCTAGAGCTACCGCAAAAGTAATAAATGAAAGCGCAGCCCGATCAACAGGTAGTATTGATTTCTATTCTGTTAGACAAAAAGCCGGATAATGTCTGATTTCTCACCAGTCTGGAAATTAACTGTCGGTGGTGTTGATTATACTAACATCGCTATTTCAGATGTTCAGCATCAAGCAGGTCGATCTGACATTTATCAACAGCCACTTCCATCTTATATCCAAGTTACTTTAGTTGCCTTAAATGGTCAAACATTACCTTTTGATATTAATGACAGTTTAGACTTACAGGTCAAAGATAGTTCAGGATCTTATGTAAGCCTATTTGGTGGCGATTTAACTGATGTAACAGTTCAGGTCAGAAATACTGGAGCAGCAGCCACAGTCGTTGAATACACATTAATTGCAATGGGATCACTTGCAAAATTAGCCAAAGAAATTTGGGATGGCAACATTCCTCAGGATGAGGATGGTAACCAAATTTATGACATCCTTTCCAGCGTATTACTTGGAACTTGGAATGATGTGCCGTCAGCTACAACTTGGGCAACATATAATGCAACCGAAACTTGGGCTAATGCAGTTAATTTAGGACTTGGAGAAATAGATCAGCCGGGTCTATACACAATGCAACATCAGCCATCAACAACTGACACCATTTACAATATTGTTTCAGATATTGCTAAATCAGCATTTGGTTATATTTATGAGGAGAATAATGGAAATATTGGGTATGCCGATGCAGACCACAGACAAAACTATCTGCTTACAAATGGCTATGTTGAATTAGATGCTGGTCATTCTTTAGGTTCTGGCTTATCAACAGTTATGCGCTCAGGTGATGTTAGAAATGACATATACATAAATTATGGTAATAACTTCAATTCACAGGTTACAGCTAGTGATGCCGCTTCAATTGCCCTATATGGCTACAAAGCCGAAACGATCAATTCTAGGATTCATGGAACTGTTGATGCTCAGGCTATTGCCGATCGATATATTGACCAAAGAGCCTACCCACAGCCAGCATTCCAATCCATAACATTTCCAATAACTAACTCAGAAATTGATAACGCTGATCGTGATGATTTGTTAGGCGTGTTTATGGGAATGCCGGTTGATATTAGAAATTTACCTAGCCAAATATCAGGTGGCACATTTCAAGGATATGTCGAGGGCTGGTCATGGAGCACACGATTTAATGAGCTGTTTTTAACAATCAATGTTTCGCCAACAGCATTTAGCCAAGTGGCGATGCGTTGGAATACCACGCCAATAACAGAGGCTTGGAACACAATAGACCCAACATTAACTTGGGAATACGCTACAATAGTGGCATAAAGGAGAATATGAACTAATGGCTACCACCCCGAATTATAGCTGGATTATGCCCGATCCGACAGATCTTGTAAAAGATTTGCCAGCGGATTTTGCAATATTTGGCAACGCTGTTGATTCAACAGTTAAGACAAATGCAGATGCAGCAATTGCTAAAACTATTGTTGACGCTAAAGGCGATATTATTGCAGCCACAGCAGCTGACACAGTTTCAAGATTAGCGGTTGGTGCAAATGACACAGTCCTCACCGCAGACTCATCAACAGCAACTGGATTAAAATGGGCTGCTGCTAGTGCAGGAGCAACGAATTTATTAGACGGAACATTAGGCACTTATCGAAGATTTAACGCAAATGGAACAATAGATACAAGTGCAGCTGCAACTTTAGATGCAACATTTTATCAACCAGTTTATTTACCTGCTGGAACAGTTGATAGAATTGCAATTAGGACGGGCGCTGGTGGTTCATATACAGGAACTCAAGCAGTAAGATTAGGTATTTACAATCAAAGTAATGGTAGGCCTACAACAGTTTTGGTAGATGCAGGAACTGTTGCACCTGCTGCAAATGCAACCAATTATGAAATAACAATTTCTCAAGCAGTAACTGCTGGCTGGTATTTTATAGCAACTAATTTACAAGATGATGGCGGAGATTCGCCAAAATTTGTTACCATGGGTTCCGCAACTGTTATTTATGATTACACTGGAACTCAAGCAAATCCAAATTCAAATTCAACATTAACTGGCTGTTATAGACAAACTGGCGTATCCGGAGCCTTTGCAACAGCAGGAACATTAACAAATGCAACTGGAGATAATCAAATAATCGGTGTAGTGAGGGTTTCCTAATGAAAAAAACAATTAAAACAATAGTGTATGGTCAAGGCGGATTTGATGAATCAAAACCTGATAATAATGTGGTAGAAACTATTTATTATACTAATGAAGAATTACAAGCAATAATTGAAGCCGAAGCAAAAGAAGCAGCACGCCAAGCAATACTTGATCGCTTAGGATTAACTGCTGATGAAGCAAAATTGCTACTTGGCTAATGAAGCCTTACCTATCTAAAGCTGCTAAAACGCTACGCGACCAAATAAATGAAACATGGTTGGATCGCGATAAGCGCAGCGATGGGTGGATTTCTGATAGTAAACATGCACTTCGAAAATCGGATCACAACCCACGACCAGACGGAGAAGTTTGCGCGCTCGATATTGACTCTGGCCTTTCTAACGAGCAAGGGGTTAGTCATGCTCTGGCAGATCAACTTCGACTCACAGCAAAAAAAGATAAGCGTATTTCTTACATAATCCATGCTGGTAAAATTGCTAGTGCTAAGTCGCTTTGGAAATTCAGAAAATACAGAGGCATAAACCCACACCATAAGCACATCCATATTTCTTTCAAGCCAAATCAAACAGGCGAGAAGTTCGACATCCCACTACTGAAAGGCAATTAATGAAACTATCTAAAAAACACAAAGCAGCAATTAAGTCATATTTAAGAGCTGTGGCAGCTAGTG